AGTTTTCTTCCAGTCAAAGGACACACCATTAAGTGCTTGTACTTTGTCTAGAGCGTTAGGTATTACTTCGATATTTTCTTTTAGTCTTCTGTCAGATGCTGTAGTTGTTGACTGAGCAATAATGTCTCCATCTGCATGGAAGTCACCGTCAGCTTCAAATCTAAACTCGTTGTTACCATTAAGATGGACATCCAAACGAGAGTTGTCTGTAATGATAAGAAAGTCGGTAGAATCTCTACCTATTTTGCCTGTAGTATATATGTCCTGCCCGTTAAGTGCAGATGCTATTTCAGCACCTGTCTGATCGGCAGTAGCTGACGCTTCAATTCCATTTAATTTTGTATGATCTGCGTCAGTAAACACGTTACTGTCAGATGCAGCTTCTACAGCAGCTCTGATCTCAGCATTACTTTGATCTGCTGTAGCTGACGCTTCTATGCCATTAAGCTTAGTATGATCAGCATCAGTAAATACATTACTATCGGAAGCATTTTCTACAAGAGTTCTAATTTCTGCGGCGGTTTGATCTGCGGTAGCTGCGGATTCAATTCCATCTAATTTAGTACCGTCAGCAGCTACGTCTCTACCGTCAACTGTTCCTGTAACTGTAATATTTCCATTTACGTCAATACCACCTGTAAAATCAGGCGCATTTAGCGGAGCTAGTTTTATCCAGTTACCACCATGAGCGAAATAAGCTAGTCCAGTACTGTGGACATGAGCAAACATACCATGGTAAGTATTTGCATCAGGTAAGTCACTTTCATTGCTGTATAAGTTTGAAAATAGAACTTTACCTGTAGTAGTTATATTCTGTCCTCCAAAGTCAGGAGATATCTTAGTTCCAGATATTGCAGCAGATGCGTTAACGTCTGCATTGTCTATTGTTCCTGCTGGAAGGTTAGACATGTCTTCTCTAAGAAGAGGTCTTCCTCCAGCTTGTGATCCGTCATGTACGACAGCTGTATCTTTTGTGGTATCTATAGTTACTTCGCCTTCAGCACCAGTAAATGACCCGTGCTGAGTTGTAGTACCACGTCTTAATTTTAATAATTTTGCCATTTAAAGTGTACCGAAATCGAGTTGTAAATTGTTTCCACTGACTGTCCCTACCTCAGTAAGATTCTTATCGTTACAGTCAAGATGATTTGCTAATGCTGGGTTAGCATCGTTAATTAATCCAGCAATACCGGGAGATATTCCTACCCAAGCAGTACCGTTATAAAAGTTAAGTATGTTAGATGTTGTACTAAACCAAAGGTCTCCAGCTTGTGGAGATGATGGATTACCACTTGAAATAGAATATTCATCTGCATATCTATTAACATCAGCTATTGCAGCTCCAACAGTATTGACGTTGGCAATATTTGTTGCAGTCGTATTAACGTTGGTAATTGAACCAGCAACTGTATTAACGTTTGCAATACTTCCGGCTGTTGAGTTAACAGACGCAATATTGGCACCAACAGTATTAATAGAGTTATTTCCTGATCCAGTATTAACTGCGTTAGTTATCAGACCTAAGTCTTCTTGGAAAGTAACATGACCAGAAACACTATTAATAGCTGTAATAGTTGCTTGGTCAGGTGTGATAGGTGAAAAGCCGTCTCCTGAAGAGCCGTCATAAACCATCATCACTTGGTTAGAAGAACTATCAAACCACAAATCACCAGTTGTTAAAGCTGTACCATCAGCTCTAGTTGTAGGTGCTGAAGTTGATATCTGATATAAATCAGCAAAGTTTTCAATATCAGCTAAATTATTACCACAGTTATTAATGTTGGTAATACTGGTTGCAACTGTTGATACCTCAGTAGCTTTAGGAACTAATCTGTGAAAAGTATATGTATTAAGTGTTGATGTAGATTCAACTAATATGCCGAATCCTATAGGTAATACAGAAGGAACTCCAGTAATAGTTACTGTGCTATTTCCAACCGTTCCGTTAGCAATAGTTACAGTAGTACCAGTAGGTGTGTATGCCTGAGACAAAGCACCAATACTCATAATTGCAGCTTGTCCAGTAGCACCTTGAGGGTTTGTATTTGGAAAACTTGTCTCGTTAGCAATAACAGTGAAACCACCAATATCGTCAACAAGGTCAATTATTCTTGCATTGATAGCAGCAGTCGTTGCTACTTTGTCATCTGCGTTAGACCATGTAACTCCACTAGCTATAGTTTCTGAAGAATCCTGTCTAAGGAATAAAGCTTCAGCTTCTGTCTCTGTGTAGTATCTGTTGTCTAGTTGACCGGCATCTAGCTCAGTCTCTGTGTAGTATCTACCATCAACAGCTCCACCAGTTATTTCAGATTCTGTAAAATATCTACTATCTAGTTGTCCATTGTTTAACTCAGTTTCGGTGTAATACCTAGTATCTAGAGAACCACCATCAAGTTGAGTTTCTGTGTAGTACCTATTATCTAGTTGACCAGCATCAAGCTCAGTTTCTGTATAGTATCTGCTATCAATAGCTCCACCAGAACTAAGTTCTGTCTCTGTAAAATATCTATTGTCTAGTTGTCCAGCATCCAGTTCTGTTTCTGTGTAATATCTACCATCAATAGCTCCGCCAGACAGCAGTTCTGTTTCTGTGTAGTATCTGTTATCTAAAGTTCCAGTTGCTATATCACCGTCAACAATAGAACCATCAACAATGTTTGCTGAATTAACAGTTATGCCACTAGGTAAGTTTCCTGTAGCAATCTTGCTTTGTGCTATAGCAGCACTTCCACTAATGTCAGCATCGACAATAGTTCCATCTTGGATTTTTGCAGTTGTAATTACAGAGTCAACAAGATCTGTAGTTAGTACTTTTTGATTCTGTTCTTGACTTGCTAGTCTCACCAAATCATGGCAAGCATTTAAGTCAGCAGCTCTGATAGAAGAACCAGCAGCAAATACTGCGGCTGCTGTATCTAAATCAGTTTCTCTATATATATGAACATTCCCTGAACCGGCTGCGGCAGTAGCTCCAAGAGTAGCAGTAGTAGAAACTACTTTATATTGTCCTGATGCTGGGGATGCGTTTGTTGTATAGGTTAGTGCAGTTCCATCAACTTTAATTTTGATGTCTTCTGGCTTTATGTATTCAATTGTGAACGGGTAGGAGGTACTCCCACCGTTCTTAAATTCTTCAGTTGTCGCCATTTATCTATAGATAGTTTGACGGGCGGATTTAATAGTAAGGAAGTAAGAAATCTAAATTACTTTTTTCAGTTGTTGGGTTCTGATAATTATCAGTCTTGTTTAAAGACTTAGTATTCTGAATACTTAGGAACCTTCCCTCTGCATATAGTTTCTGAGCATCAGGATGGTTTCTAACTTTTGCCCATGCTTCTCTTCTTGCTTCTTCAAAATAGTTATGAATTATTTGATTATGTACATACGCCAGCATTGGATTATTATTACGCTTTCCTGAATTTAGATCGTTATTCATCATCTTAATTGAGTTGATGATTTTAGGATCTTTAGCTAATTGATCTAATTTTCTTTCTAAGTTATATTCACCAATTGCTCTTTGAAATAATGAGCGAAGTAAGGGAGAGTTACTTAAATCTAGATCATCAGGTGATGAGTAGACAGACATTCTCATATCGTATCCACTATTAAATAACATTGTTCTACCATCAGTCTGTTCTAAATTGATTGAGAATGGACTAAACATATTAAACATACGAGTAGGAAAATCCCAATCTTTAATTGGTCTACCGTTAAGTAAATCGTACTTTGTAGGTAAACCACCTTCAGTATCTAAACCCTCAGTAATTAAGTTTCTATTTCTTATAGCATCCCAAATACCTGAGTTTAATTCTTTCATATGTGGGTTAAAGACTTTGCCCAACTCATTTCTAAAAGAAGACATAGGTAGTTGGTTATTCATTAGACCAGCAGCAATCCTTTCTAATTGACCGGGCTGTCCACTAAATAAATCTACGAACTGTTGCATGCCAGCAAGATAAGACTTACTTGAAATACCTTGAGCAACAACTAGGGCTAACTTTTGAAAATTATCTTCTGTCCACTCTTCTCCCATCAAATTACTGTAATCACCAATATCAGCGATAGTAGAAAGAATTAAGTTAAATGGTTCAAACGAATCATATCCAACTTGTACTCCTCCAAGAGTTATAGTTCTTGGTTTATATCCCGCATCAAGCCAAGCTTGTCTTTTTTGTCTATCAGCCGGACCGTTGCCAGTAAGTCCTCCATTCATAAAGTGCTGATTTGCCATCAGTATTAATGAGCCACCTATAGCTAGTCTTCCTTTTTGTAAAGCTCTAGCATTGGCTAACTCTTCGGCTGTTTCAATACCATACTTTTTAACTGACAGTAAGTTATTAGGATCAGCAAATGCAATATCATTAAACTCTTTTACTAGGAAGTTAAATCCGGGAGTATGTTTAGCTGTTAGAGATAAACCGTTTACACCTGTTCTAGCGAATAAGAAAAATGGTTTAGCCCAAGGCATAGCTTCAAACACATCATTAAGACCTTTAGAAAATCCTTCTAAGTCAGTAGTTAAAGTTGCTTCTTGTTTTGCAAATATTGTCGCTTTGTCAGTAATATTTCCATCAGCATCAAGGATCTTTGCAAGGAACCTATCCTCTGCGTTCTTCATTAAATCGGGAGTTATCTCAGTTACTTTACCGCTAGACATAAGATCCATTGCTTCACGCATAGCTTTCTCTTTAGCTTTAGCCCTACCTAAGATGTACCCAAAAGTATCATCAGTAGCAGCCATGATCTTTGTTGAATAAGTTAAGAACTTATTATCATTTAAAGATCTAGCTTGGTTAGCCATAAAATAAGCAGCTCTATCACCAGCAGTAATTCCTTCAGCAGTCTCTATCCAATGTCCAAACATTTCCCATTGCTCATCGCCTTTGGTGTAGTTTGAATATCTTGATTTGATTGTTGATATATCACCAGCCCAGTAAGCATTTAACTTAGTTGTAAATAATTTCCATGCTTCTGGTAGTGCCTGTACCATACCGTTCATTGCTGCCATGGAAGCCCTTCTGGTAACTGCGTCCCCAGATATAGTAGCCCCCAGGATTTGTGCTATTGGTCTCAAGAAAGTTGCACTACCTGTACCCATAATTGCTCGGACAGATGTTTTAGGACCACTAAGAACACTATTAATCATCACTCCTTGAAGCTCTTTAATTAACATTCCAGTCTTAGCTTTTCCATTAAATTCCCCACCCTTTAATTTCTTACGCATCCACGCATCAAAATCAGTAAGGTTGTGAATCTCATTTGTCATAGAGATTGTTTCCCAGATAGCTTTAAATAAACCATCATCGTTATTCTCGCCAGCTACTTTCAAAGCTAATCTGAAAGCTTCTATTGATTCTTGTACTTGGGCATCTACAATTTCGTGTACAGCTTTAAGGTTTTGCTTACCAGCAGCGAAAGCTCTTAACTGACCAGAAGTCTTCATCTTAGATAATTTAATCTGAGTCAAGCCAGCAATCACCTTGTCATACATAGCTTTAGTTGGACCATCGACAGACTTTAAGTTTGCGATATCTCCCAATTCTCTAGCTGTTATTCCACTATCTCTAATCTCTTTCATTAAAGAGCCTATTATTAAATCAGCAGCAGCTATCTTCTCTGGGTCCCAAATTCTAATCTGATCTGGTTGACCTTCTTTTATTACCGTAGGTCCTTCAAACATTGTTTGCCAAAATTCCTCAGCAGTAACATCTGATGTGTTTCTTCCGTCAAAGATTAACCTAGCTTGTTCAGCAGCTTCACCCCATATTTCAGCAAGTGTTCTACCAGAGTTTTTAGCAGCAAGTATTTCAGCTTGTATTCTGGCATCAGACATAAAGTCTTTTAGAACTCTAGCTACTTCTCCCTCTGCCATCTCTGCACTTATCGCAGTCCTCTCTAATTGAATTGGAGTATGTAATGAATCCGTAGATCCATTTTCAGCTCCTGCTTCTTTTCGAGTTCTAGATAATTGTTCTTTTACATCAGCAGCTTTACCTGTTGAAGTTGGAGAACCTTGCCATGGCTCACTAATAGGTTTGTTTTTATAACCACCACTCCCTTCTACATAGTTCATCTGATCTGCAGCTTTCTCTTCAACCTGTTTAGTTACGTTATCTTCTCTTTGTAGAGCTTTATTATATTCCGCAGGACCACCCTCTTCAATAAGTTCTCGAGGAGTACTTAGTAAAGGGTCTTGTCCCATAATTCTATTTGGATCTTTGTTAAATTCACCGATTTGAGCTTCCCATTCCTTTCTGTACTTTTGGAGATTCCCACTAATACCTTGTGTCTTTAACCAATCTCTATAAGGTTTTCTAGCTTTCTTACTACCTTCAGTAGCTTTCCAGATAGCAAGACCAATATCATCTTCAAACTGTGGAGCGAATGCAGTTGGCATTCCAGACTCTTTATTATAGATGAGAAATTGAGGTTGATCTCCTTTTCGTTTTATTTGCAGATTCTCTGGAAGTTTGATTTCAACTAATTGTGGAACTTTACCATTTACTTTGGCGGCACCTTTAATACTTTTTCTTCCTTTACCAATAAGAATTGCCGCACCATCAAACACAGCACCAATACCCATACCTTCTACAACATTCTTCAATGTCTTCATCGCAGGATGATCTGTGTCTTTGGTTGCTATGGGTGTATCTATCATCCCGAAGCGATCTCTTAAAACGGCTAAACCGTTATCTTCTTGAGAATACTTAGAGACAACATCAGATATAGCACCGACAGCAGCACCTCTACCTAAACTACCTAACGCAGTTGTAGCAGCAGTAACACCAGCAACTTTTGCTGCAGGGATAATAGCAGCAGCTAATGTACCAAAGTGGACAAGTGATCTAATTGCACCTCCCCACCAAGTTCTAGTTTCAATAGGGTTTCCTTCATCAACAAACCAGTTATCCCATTCAGCGTCATAGCCTTTGTCTGTTTTGCTTTCTTCAACCATTTCACCACTGAACATATCAATGGTTCTCTCCGGGAGAGTGACTAATGAGGACGCTGTATCTTGAATACCTCCACCAATGGCAGATTGTAATTCTTTGACAGTACCTCTTAATCCTCCTCCCCCTTCTTTGTTTCGTGGATCATCAGCTTCAGCCGTAGCTTGTTCCTGTTGATCGATCAGAGCTTGCTCTTGATCTCTTTGCAGTTGTCTTCTTTCTTCTGCAGCTTCATGATATTCAAGCGATTGAATCTCACTATTCTGTACAGCTTCATTATCCAACTGAACTTTAAATTCTTCCATTAATTCCAAGAAGTAATATTTTGTCTATTATCGAAAGTTGGAAACCGTAGTGTCCCATCGACATCACTAAATTGTGGTATTGCTGAACGCCATTGATGATCCCAACCAGCTCGTGGCTGTCTATAAGTCATCTCCCATTTATTACCATCAAAGACTATCCATCTCTCTCGAAATAATCCAGCTTCTTCATTTGGTACTGGGATCCAATCACCTTTCCTAGGAGTAGCTTGATTTAACTGTGCTTGTACAAACTCTATTCCATCTTCTGTTATTGCAAAGGATAAGCCCTTACCTTCTCTTTTTTTATTTGCTTCCCATACTATATTTGGCATCAAGCTTTTTACTTCGTTGTAAAGTATCTTGGCACCACCTTCTGATTCTGGAGAGAATGCTTCTATCTTTGCCTTTATTATGCTTGCCTGATTTCGATGATTAACAAGTAAATCATATGCAAGATAATTAGTTTTCTTAAAATCCTCTAATGCTAATAACATTGGAGACTTGATAGGTTCATCCTTATCCAGCATCTTTGCTCTAAGAGATAATTGTGCAAATTGAATCTCAGCACCAGAGATAGTTGTCTTACCTTGGTTTAAAGTATTAGCTAATTGATCATAAAATAGATGAGTTTCTCCGGGTTCTAAGGACGCAGCTTCTTCAATTATCTTTTCTGATCCATAAATAATCTCACTATTAATAAGATTAGATGGGTTAGTAGATGCCTTAATTATTGATTCAGCTTTTATTAACGAGAACTCTCTTTGTTTAACAGTGAATTCACCCTCCCCTTCTGGGAGCTGATCAAACTTTCCTGCAATAATATCTTTTTCAATTCTTTCAAGAGCATTTAAATGAGCCTTAGCAGCACTGGGAGCAGTTTTTATTTCTTCAGCGAAGTAAGCCATATAAGCCGCCTCACCATTTTGGTTTATTACTTCCCATCTGGTTGATTTATCTTTCTTACCACTTTCTTTAGTTCTAGTATCTGCGTAAGTTTTTATAAGATTCTTTGCTTTTGTTAAATTAGCTGTGGAAACACTTTGCCAATTAGTCTTACTCTTACCTCCAGCAAGGTCAAAGCCTAACCTATTATTCCATTGGGTTCTCAAATTAAGATTCTCAATTTTCTTAATATCAGCTTCGCTTATCGGCCAGCCAGCTTTATATCTAGCTTCTAATAAAGGTACATAACTAAAGTCTGAAGCAGCTTCTTTAGTTAATCTATTTTTTATACCGTCAGGTAATTGACCTCCTTTTCCTATATCCCAATTCTCTACGAGATAATTAGCTAAATCTAATTTTGAAAACTCCCCATCTTCTTTTTCAATTGCGAGGAGCTTGTTGTTAAATTCTTTTGCGTAGTTAATTCTGCTTTGATCTATATTTTCTAACTGCTTCTTTTTAGAATCTTGTATTTTTTGTAACCAGCCATTAACTAATAATTTTCCTTTTTCACTTCCACCAAGTTTTTTAAGTAAAGATTTCTTGATATCACCCTTAGCTTCTACATCTTCAAAAATCATTCCGTCAATAGAACTCCATTTGATTAAACCTCTCTGTGCCAAAGCTATAGATTTATTGATTATAAATTTATAACCGTCAGCTCTATTCCCATCAAACATTCCGAGGTTATGTTCTAACATCTCGTTAATTTGTTCAAATGGTTTATCACTATTTAAGGCGTTTGAAATCTCAATGTTGAAGTTCATATCAACTCCAGCTTGAAACTTCCCTAAGACATTCTGGTCAACGGATTGTATAAAAGTAGATTTAAGACTTTCTAATTTCTCTTCTGATTTAGTTTTAATATATGCACCATCAAAACCAATGGAAGACATATTCTCAACGTATCTATCTTTCCAAAAGTTAAAAGCATCTGTAGCTTTTGCTGTGCTATCAAAACCCATAGGATGATTCTGAGCAACCCACTTACCAAAATTAGAAGTCAAATTATTGACTGAATCATTCATAAAGTTATCTCTAGCTCTAGCTTGAGTAACTCCATCAAATTTCAACATTGCTAACGTAGTAGTATCTTTGTTATCTAATGCTTTCTTTTCTACATATTTATATTTAGAACCAATTTTAAAGACATCTTTTAGTGCTTTATTCTTAAGATCTGTTTGCTCTTTTGTAATGTCGCCCCAACCAGCAGATACGTTTTTATCGTACGCTCTCTGTGCCATACCATCAAATCCTTTCTTAAGTGATGGTGCTAGTTCAGCAAGTTCATTAAAAATTTTCATTGGCATACCAGCATTTATTAGTCTGGTTGCATCATTCTCTTGTTCTAAATCTTCTCGCCTGTCATAACTCTTATTTACAGAGTCATAACCTTTTTTGAGTTGTTCACCAAAATCTACGGCTTCCCCAAAATTAAAAAAACTGTTACTCATCCCTTAGGTCCCCATAATCCGAATCCTGAACTGCCACCCATAGTTGCTATAGATGAACCAATTGATAAAGCATCCATAAACATTGCAGCTCCAACGTTTTGCATAACGGGTTCTGGAGGTGCAACATCTGGAATAGGTTGGAACGCAACCTTTGCAAATGCTTGATCTTTAAATTGTTTATATTTTGCAACTTCGGCTGAACTCTTACGAGCTAATTCTCTGTCATTAAGAATCACACCTCTTGCAATAGTACTGACATCTCTACCATATTTAGCAAACTCCATAGTTCCTATTCTTTGCGTAGATTTACCAGTTTGACCTGATGCAACTAAGTTGGAATAATCACTATTTTTTAATAACTCTGTGAATAAGGATTGGTACTTAAGCTGGGCTTCGCCTCTCGCATTGTCCATTGCTTCTTGTTGATCAACAATAGTTTGGGCTTGGGCTAGACCAGCGTTTTGTACATCCTCTTCATATTTAATTGTTTGAGCATTATATACAGAAAGGGTTTGCTGCCAATTTCTTTCTCTACGCTCATTCTCATACTTGTATCTTCTGCGAGCATTGGCATTAGCCGTTCTCGCACTAGCACCTAAGCACACGGCAAAACTCCATAAAGGATAAATTATTGGGTCCGTGTTTTAATTCCCTTAAAAATCTGAACCCTAGGAATCTGAGTAGTTTTATATGAACTCTGTTTCGTTTATCAACAATGTTCCAGAGCAACTTCTCTTGTCTACTTTCCACATATCTTTTTGCTTCTCGAGCAAAAGTTAGTGGGTATTTATGAATAGCTGGTGTACATAGCATCCAGATTCTGCCATCTTCTTGTACTCCTGCTACTCCTGCTAACTCACCATTTGGAACAGTAAAATATACTGTCTCTCCAAATTGAGCACATTGTGGGACTGCTTCGACAGGATCATGTCCATGACCCTCTGCCACTTCTCTATAGTCATCTGGTAAAAGATTGGAAGCTACGGTATAGGCAGCTTCCATTGTTATTGGGTGGATGTATTCAGACACGGGTATAAAATTTATTTGAATAATCTCCTTCCCAAGCAAATGAATACAAAGTTGCTGGAGATGGATGTTTAGATCTAATATTTACTTTTAAATTTATATTTCTTTCGTAGCAAGGAACTGTTTCTACTATCTCAGTAACGATAGGTAATCTACTTGCTTGAATAGCATCAGCTAGTCCCAGTTCTCTAATCTCTGTATAATCAGGTTTGCCTAATCTAGTAAGAGTAGTTTCATATCTTCCAACTGGTCCAAAGTTAAATTTCAAACGATGGATAATTAACGAAGCTTTTGTATCAGCTCTGGTTTTATCACCTACCTTAGTCGTTGAGTATATAGTTGGTAGTTCAACGTTCATCTCATAGATGTAGCCAATAACAAAAGTGTTATTAGACCAATCACCATCTACTTCAAGGTTGGATCCATTAACAGTTACCGGGGCGTATCTACCAATCTCATTTCCAGTATCAGTATCATAAGCAGCTAATTGAGCAGTACTCTCCAGACCATCAGGAATGGTTTTAGTTGACTTCTTTGTCCCAGCATTATAAGTCCAACCGCTAGTACTTATTGAATGATCAAGGTGTACTCCAAAATCATCATCACCAACAGTGGCAAAATGCCCAGTATCATCCAGTTTTATGGCTATCTTTATCATCTGATCTTTATTATTATTTCTTACAACAACAAATAAGGAATCATCTAGCATGCAGTGATATTGAATTGCACCAGTTACTGTCCAAGTAAACCAAGATTGAAGCAATCTTCCATCGCTCGTACCAAAGTATCTAAAACCATAGATAGTATCTGTACCTTTTTGACTAAAGAAAACTACTGAGTTTTCTCTTGATCCTGAAGTAATACTTATATCCTTAGCCAACATAGTTGAGATAGGTTTACTTTGATCAACTACATCAGGTTCCCCCTGCCTAAGAATGTTAGACATCTCGAAAAACCTACTATATTTATTAGCATTATCTAAGAATGCAATAGTGGTTCCTAACGATAAAGGGTTAGTCTTATGGTTAAAGTTATAGGTTGATAAGGCGTTTATCTTGGCGGTTTGAGGACTTAAGATATCACTATCTGTTGTCAGCATAAACTGTTGATTCTTAGTAAATAGTACTAATCCAGCATTGATTTGTATTCCGTCATAGACAATAGCTGGGTAGTTAGAGCTACAAGATAAATCAATAACATCAGTAGGTGTGAATGTTGTAGCTGTCTTGGACCAGAAGTTAAAGAAGTCTCCCGGACGAGACATGATTACATTCTCATCGCTCAACATAACCAGTCTATTTCTGTAGAAAACCATCTTATTAATGGAGTATCCAACGAAGGAAGGTTCTGGGTTAGTAAGAGTATCTCCTACTTCTGAGTTATCCCATGTAACTTGAGAGACTGTAAATGTACCATTCGCCTCTCTCACCAGTTGAATGGGCATAGTAGTTTTATTAAACTCAATATTTCTACCGGGCTTATTACACTCCTCCCAGACTCCATCTCCATCCCTATCATTGTTACCGTAGAATTTCACATAGTAATCATCTTCATCAGCTTCACTATTAGCTATTTTTACTACATACCCATGCTTACATTGGCTGGGTAAGTCATCTACATTCTTCACTTCACTAGACATGACCTTCAAGAGATCACTACTTGGAGCAGTTATATTGAAATCACCAGAAGATCTCGTAATATATAACCCATTCCCAATCTGTTCAATATTAGAAGAAGTAAAATTACCAGCATCTATTATCCCTTGCCTGATATCACCAAGAATACTCTCTGCGGTGATGGCTGTTTCTGTGTCAAAGGGTGTTGGGTTAGGTCTTACCAAACCTAAGTTAGCTTGAACTGAGCTAGTACTTACATTTTCCACAGTTACTTTGTAGTAACCATCATCCATCCATACATAGAAATAGTCACCTTGTACCCAACCTGTCCCTCCATAAAGGAGATCAAAGGTGGTAGTGTATCTTGCTTGATATGTAGTTACTGCACTATTTCCAGACCCCTCAGTAAATGGTACTGACTGACCTATTGTCCTAATTCTAAAATATAGATTTGACCTTCCACTTGAGTTGTTACCATTAACGCTGACGTTATATGTATGGGTTCCAGAGACTGCTTCATCAGTCAAAGAAGCACCACTACTGACATTAAAGATCCTAGTTCCTACGTTAGGAGCATAAGCATCTCTACCATCTCCTGCATTGGAGTCGCACCTTGTTGACTGTGAAGGTCTGGAACTTCTCGCAACCATTGCACCATTGCTATCACAATAGTTATTGCTAGATTTTGAAAGCTCAATACTTATCCTTGTAACGGTAGAAACATTTTGGGTAGTTTCGTTATCATATAAATTAACTGCGTACTGTCTAGCATATGCAATACTCTGTAAGTCAATAAAAACTTCTGGAGGTCTAACAGTCTCTACAGTAGATGACATAGCTACTGTCTTAGTTCTATTAGTAATAAAGGTATAGTCATTCAGAGTTAAGGTTTGTAGATCTTCATCATCACTATGCGTAAGGTACTGGGCTAATTGACTAGCGGTACTTGCATTAAAATTAACGGTCATTTCCTGACCATCACTACATCTCCAAACATTTATATCACCAGTTCTACTGATCTGACCTATATATTGTTCTGTCTCATCTCGATAGTATGAGAACCATCTTCCATTAGTTTGGGAATTATTAGTGCCATCAGAAATAGATGCAACTAGCTTTCCCCCGGGACGTTTTAATAAACCATGAGTAATGTCTGGTATTACATTATTAGCAACACTAACTTGTCCCGGTAATTTTAATTCATCTGGCTGTTGAGATAAACCTCCAGTTAATGATGGTATGTTCTGTGTAATACTTGCCATTATCTATGTAGTACTTTGTAAGGTTGGTAAGGGTTGTAGCTACTGTTATGTGGGAAGCCCATGAAGGAGTGATCTCCTTGGTTGCATTCATATTCCATAACACTTGCTCTTGCAATTCCTTCTTGGGATTGAAGTAAAGCTACTAATTCTTTGTTAGCCACTTGCTGAGTTGCTGCTCTAGCTGAAGCGCGGGAGATAATATATCTTTGAAAGACTGATGGTATATCTATGAACGAATAAAGATAAACAATATCTAATTCCATATCATGTGTGAACACATCTGTATGATCAACAAGGTCATATAATCTTCCATCCCTCTTAACTAGATCTATTGTTCTAGACATCTGACCATCGGAAAGATCATATCTCAAGTAATTATTTGGAACAGTTATATATCCAGATGCATCTGGGCTTACCTTTACATGGTGCTCAGTATTAAAATGCCAGCCTTCGTTTAAAACATCTTTCGTTACTTCAGCTAAAATATTATATATAAGAGATACTTCTGGATTTTCAAAATTAAGAGTAGTGATTGGTGCTTGTCCAATGCTACCCAAGATAGAGTTAACTGCGGATAGTTCGGTATCGGTTGCTATTTGAGTAGTCATAAATAAAAAAAAAGGGACCCGAAGGTCCCAATAAAATGAATAAATTAGAATGCAGAAGGAGCTGTAGCACCAACATATAATTCTACTGCAGCAGCAGGGTTTAGATAGTCTGCACCCATAGCTAGTCTTCCAAGGATTACATCACCTTGATAAACAACGGATATGTCTCCGCTTGTTACTTGGACTTGAGGACCAATTGCTTCTACTACACCAGCAGCTTCCTTTTGGAAAATAATTCCACAAGACTTAGCACCTACCTCAGTGGCAGTACCATAGTCGTTGTTGATTCCTGTTGATGCACCTGATGCGTTCTCAAGTGTATTACCAATTCTGTCACCCATATTAGATGGTGAAGTCTTACCTGTAGTTCCACCGAAAGCAGTACCATACTTACCTAAGAACGGAATGTTCATAGATTTGTAGATCTTGATTCCTGCGATTTCTACAACTCCATTACCACCTTGTAATGCAGATCCTTGAACGTCTCTATTAACTAGACCGTTAGATGCTACATCGGTTATAAGTGCGTAGTACTGACGTGGGTTTAGAACCGCACATCTACCAGAGGAACTGACTCCTTTTTCATCTAAGGCAGCAGCAGCATCATAGAAAGCTGTTACTAAGTTGCCTGCATTGAAAGCGTCAGAATCATTAGTTGTTGCACCAACTCTGATCTGTGTTCCACCGGGTTCTTTGAAGTTTGTCTTCGTAATTGGAGAAGCAAGTCTAGCTCCTCTTGTGATCGCTCTAAAGATTAGGCGGTCATACTTTTCTGCAAGAGCGTAACCGATCTTACGAGAAATTTCTCCTCTCAATTCATAGTGTGCAAGTGTCTCGTCTAATTCATAAACGAATGCACTGGAGATTAGGAGATCGTCAACAGTAATTGTTTTTTCTGCGACTGGAGGTGCGCCGTCACTATTACCTAATATGCTATTTCCCGGTGTATGGAACTCAGCAGTTGTACTACCTGTGTAGATGAACTGCAAACTTTTTCCATTCTTAAGAGTTCTCTTCATTACCATGTCACGAGCTATTGCTTCGTGCTGGAATCCTTTGAACATCTCGCCTGAGAATAATTTAAGATAAAGTGCTCTAGCGTCACCAGTACTATTTGATTGACCCTGACGAGTTAGATTAGTCGTTAGGGTATTATCCTGATGTGCCATTATAAGCTAAAAATTAAATGTATATTTGATCGTCTACGTACGTAAAAAGTTGTGAGTCTCAGTTGGACTCATTGATATTTGTGGTCTATCCCACCGTCTAGACGGCTGATGAGTATCCGCGTACGGGTCAAAAGCCAAATTAGAAGAGAGTCCGACTCTGAGGTGCTCTCTTCCTTTGTCATTTACTTAGTGTAAACAACGCCACGATATACGTAAGTAACCATTGGTTTCTCCCATATACCAAAGCCCCGTTCCATGCTTTGGGTTTCATGCGTCCTAAACAGGATGAACGGAAGTCGTGGTTAGAAGGATGGTTCTCCTTCTGGTTCTTTAGATGGATTTTCATCCTTAGTCGTATCTATATACTCCTTTTTCTTTTCTGGTTCCGGGGTAAAGCTTGTGATGGAAGCTCTCATTTTGTCGTTTTGGTGTGCCAATTTTATAAAATCTATTAGGGTTATCATCGTGTAAAAAGTTTGGATGGGGATGTATCTTTCCATGTGTGTCTACAAATACATCCATTGCCATACTTATACGTACACGATCTGTTGGGTTTGGTCTGACATGATGAGTCAACATACTGTCATTGACAATTAAAGTACCTCTCTTACTTTCAAGTAGTACTCCCGCGTAATTAGTTCCTATCAATGGGTCCCCATCAAGGAATAAATTACAAGTATAAAAACCAAGACCATGCTCGTGGTCGGTGATACCTTCACCTTTTCTGAAAGTGTTAGCCCAGCATTGAGCAACACAATCGCCAAACAGTTCTTTAATTTTTGGTACTAATATCCGTCCGGGTTGATAGTACAGGTAATTAAAATGAACCCACCTACCGGTCAAGCTATCTTTGCTAGTACCTTCGTATGTATCAGAGCCGACTGATTTAACCCAGTCCTCACTCTCTAAAATAAATTTAGATAACTCATCACACTCTGAAGGTGAGACGAAATCATCTATGCAATATAGTACGTTCATTAGGTATTGGTGGTGCAATACCATTCCAGTGTCTAATGACACCGGAAATGATAAAGCAGTTTGTTAATAAGGTTAGGTAAATTAATAGTCTATTAACCAATTTCAGGTGCAACGAGAGCCACTTCTGTTGCTTCAGTTGAAGCTAGATCAAGTGGAAAATTATGAGCGTTGCGCTCGTGCATAACTTCCATACCAAGGTTCTGTCTGTTAACGACATCTGCCCAAGTAGGTATAACTTTTCCATTGGTATCTACTATTGATTGGTTGAAGTTGAAACCGTTAAGGTTAAACGCCATTGTGCAAACACCCATAGCTGTTAGCCATATGCAAACAACGGGGAAAGTAGCCAGAAAAAAGTGTAAGCTACGAGAATTATTAAAAGATGCATACTGAAAAATTAGTCTACCGAAATAGCCGTGAGCTGCAACGATGTTGTAAGTCTCATCTTCCTGACCAAACTTATAACCATAGTTCTGCGAGACCAAACCAGTCGTTTCCTTAATGATTGAGGACGTGACCAGAGATCCATGCATAGCAGCGAAAAGAGATCCACCGAATACCCCAGCAACACCGAGCATGTGGAACGGATGCATAAGGATATTGTGTTCTGCTTGGAATACGAACATGAAGTTAAAAGTACCAGAAATACCAAGAGGCATACCATCACTGAAACTCCCTTGTCCGAAAGGGTAGACGAGAAAAACCGCTAGTGCTGCTGAGAGAGGAGCTGTGTAAGCTACAAAGATCCAAGGTCTCATACCTAGTCGGTAAGATAGTTCCCATTGTCTGCCAGCATATGCGGCTACTCCTATTAAGAAGTGAAAGACAACGAGTTGATATGGTCCGCCATTATATAGCCACTCGTCCAAAGTAGCAGCTTCCCAGATCGGGTAAAAATGTAGTCCGATTGCGTTCGAGGAGGGGACGACTGCTCCTGATATTATGTTGTTTCCATATAGTAAAGAACCGGAAACTGGTTCACGTATGCCATCTATATCGACAGGCGGTGCTGCGATGAAGGCGAGTATAAAACATGTGGTTGCAGCTAGTAAGCAAGGTATCATTAGCACTCCAAACCAACCTACGTATAGGCGGTTGTCTGTGCTTGTTACCCAGTTACAAAACTTTTCCCAATTAGTATTATTTTCTGTGGTTACTGATATTGCAGCCATTAAAATATGCCGGGGATAATTTGTCCTGTTGTTACGTATGCGCCAAGGGCTGCTGAGAATCCGAGCATAGCCATCCAGCCATTAAATCTTTCTGCTTCTGGTGTCATAATAGGGTTGTGTGAATGATTGCCATCGCAATCTGCGTTATGTGACATAAGTCTTGGGGGTGTTTCGTTTGCGTAAATGTTTTGTGGTGTCATTTATAAATTTTTTGGTTTAAATATTGGTAAGAAGTTTTCTCTTGAGAAGCGTGTTCGATATGTGTGTTTACATCCCTGTAAAAGTTATCTATTTTAAATTCAAAGTTTGCAATTTGATCTTTAGATAAACAGGAGAAGTCTTGACCAGCAGCTACAGAGAGAGCTGATAAATCTTCATCACCATATCTCCTCTTCTCATATACTTCCTTCAGAAAGTTTTGATAATTTAAATCTGATGCGGTCTGGTAGTTCCAATTAATATCGTCAGCTATATATCTCCAGTAGTTACTATCATCACGAAGCGAGAGTATGTAATGCTGTTCAACAAAGAATCTAAACTTGTCCAATGTCTCAGCATTTCTTACGTTATACATATCTCTGTCTACCTGAGTTACTCTCAAGTTTCTTTTAGATAGTCCTTCGGCTAGTGAAAAAATACTGTGTAATGTAGCTGAAATATTAGTGGCTTCTAGGGGTTCAGTAAAACCGTATGATGCCCCTACCGCGATCACGTTATTAATCCATCCTTCTTTGTATCTTCCTGTTTTAAATCTAATCTCTTGATAATCTAGTTCCCCATATAGTTTGAAGAACTCATCTTGTATTGATTTACTTGTATCAAAATTACTGGAGTGAACATAACCTACGGACCTATGTGTCCATAGTGGTATATCAAAACACCAGCCATTCTTCAATGCTACGGAGTCAGTGTAGTTAAGTAACTCTGTATCTTTATTCTTGTAAGGAATCTCTGCTTTAAATACTGTATCGTTTAGTAAAGTTTCAGAGTACGAGAGCCATTCAGCTCCCATTCTATTTCCAATAAGTAATGATTTAAACCCTGTACAGTCAACAAAATAATCTGCGTAATGAGTTCCCTCGTTACAAAGTAGTGTTCGTATAGTTCCTCGCTCATCTTGTATAGCATCTCTATAGTTATCTTTAACTATCTCTACACCATTTTTTCTGGCGAAGTTTTCAAGGTAGTTGCTTAACTTAGTAGCATTGAAATGATACGAGTGAGTAACATTATCTCTTATCTTGTTGTAGTGAAGCAGTGATGCTTGGTCTGGATTGAGAAAGAATGCTGATTGATCTGGAGTGAGATTACATAAGTCCTTAGCTATGAACCACTCGTTAGGGTCTACATGACTCTTTCCAAAAGGATTAAAGTAATAGGTTCCAAAGTTAAAGTCTTGGAACCTAACTCCAAGTTTGTAAGTAGCATCACATTCTCTCATCCATTCACTCTCTTGTATTTCAAGAAATTCAAAGAGCTTTCTTATTGGTAACTGAGTGCTCTCTCCTACAGCGAGTGCTTGCTTGGATGGATTATGTATAAGTTTAATCTCTAGATCACTAGCATATTTACTGAGGATAGCAGCAGTACTAAAGCCTGCTAACCCTCCTCCTAATATGCAAAGTTTCATTTATGTTTATCTAAAAATTCTTGTTTCTTTTTGGCTGCTTCTTTTATTTTTTTAAAGTTGCTGCCGAACTCTTTGACCATTGTGCCAAAGTTTTTGTAACTATCTTTAGTCATTAGAAATTCACATCCGATCTATCTAGTTTTGCTATGATGTCTGCTCTATATGCAGGGTCGTTCTCATACTTAGGGTCGTTCATTGCTTGGACTAACTCAGCTTGACTTCTAAACACATCACCTTTGGTATCAGCCTTCTTGCCCGAGAGCATCCTGCCTTCAAAGCCATTAGCTTTATCGTATTCAGATTTCAAAGCCATCACGCCTAGCTGTATAGAATCAGCATTACCTGTACCTACTAAACTATCGAAAGCATCTATCTGATTTTTAGGTAAATTATCTGAAGCCCATTGCATAAGCTTTCCGTACTGTGCTTCACCACCTACTGAGTTTTGTATCTTATTAATCTGAGATTCTGATACATCACGTTCAGTTTGTTCAGAAGGTTTCGGAGCATTCTTTTGCATCTCTAAGTATGCACTAACCAGATCTTGACTACTCATCTCAGAAAACTTATCAATAGTTTCCTTAGATAGTTTGTTGTCATTAGCGTAGTACTCTTCACTAGCTTCAGTTAATAAAGCCACTGCTGGAGTACTCTCAGCTTTCTCTGGTTCGTCTTCTTTTACTTCTTCTTTGGTGGCTTCTGTGTCTTCTTGTACGCCATCATTATCTCCTAATTTTTTTTGTAATTCAAGGTAAGCACTTTCTAATTCTTTCTCATTTTTATACTTACCAGCCAGTAGCCCTTCTTGTTCGGCTACTAGCTTCTCACCTACCTGTAGGGAATCCTGCTCTTCAGCAGACAGAACCTCAGATTCAGGTGTGTTATCTATTGTTAATGTTTCAGGCATCTTGTTCTTGTGGTGGTGCTTCTTCTTCTTCAGGTGCTAGTGCTGGGTTTTTAGATGGATCAGCCATCGGGCTTGATGCCATCTGTCCTGCTTGGTCAACCATTGACTGTTGCATCTGTTGCTGTTGAGCCTCTTGCATCTCTTGTTGTAGTTGTTCTTCTGTCTTAACTAGATTCAGAACATCAATACCTTGAGATGCTGCCAAACGTTTGATTGCTTCAGACGGGTTTATGTATTGCAGAAGAGCTTCAGGTCCAAGAGTTTGAGCTATGGTTCCTATGAACTGAGTCAAACTTTCTCTATCCTGACCTCTACCTAGAGCATTAACTCCAGCTACAATAGTTGGTCTAACAATATCCTTTGGAAGTTTTGGTATTTGATTTGATCTTTGTAAAACTAATAGAGTTCTACTGAGGTAAGGTATTAGGAACTCAACTGTAAGCAAAGAAAATATTCCGCCGAGTTGTTGTTCTAGTTCTAGCTGAGTAAGGCGTACCTCTTCTGCTGTAACTCTCTCTGCTTGCCTTACGTTCATAACAAGGAAAGCATCTAACATTCTTCTCTCTATATTTTGAGCCATCTGTGCAGCCGTAGCAAAATCTGCAGTCTTTCCGACTTGGATTACTGCAACGTCTTCCGGTCTGCCTTGAACGATGGCTCCGTTCCCAGCCTTTGCAATGGTGGCTGGCTTAGTAGTTGAAGAAGGGCTGACCAAAAAGACAACCTTCGAGGCAGCGGCTGCTCCTTCGATGAGTGATTGGCTTAAACCATCAAGTGATTTAAGATCTCCTAAAAATTCTTCTACTCTTCCACGACCATAGTCTTCTCCATCAACCGTATTGAACCGTAAAGGCAGCCAGGGACTGGCTTTCTTAGGTGCCGTACTTCTTGTATCTGGAATTATTTTATCGAATGCTTCCTGATGCCAAGTCCATCTGCCATTAGCTTTATCTAATTGCACATGGGTGTACACAGTTACATCATCATTAGAGCCATTTGATTCGTCAACAACCGAATTGGGTTGGATGATAGGTAGCTCAATATCTAACACATCGCGACTTATTAGTTCCTTAGTTACTATCTCTAAAACGTTTCCGTTACCATCTCGGTTAATAACATATCTAGTTAAAGGGAAAGTTTTTAAACCATCTTTGCCCATAAATATCAAAGCATTACCACCAACAATTAAATGTTTAAGAGATTGGTGTATTGCAACTCGATCATTACTAGCAGCTATATAATCCATGATCATTCTCTCCATCTTTGAGAACGAGAGATCTAATTCACTTCTTACATTGGGGTCTAATTCTTTTCCTAACTTGTCATCTCTTACCTGTAGCTTAAAGAAGGTTGTTTGTGGAGGCAGTATTGCAAGCATTAATTTTGCTGCAAGAGTTACCACACACTTAGCACCTACTGATTGCCAAGGTACCCGTAAGGTTTTATGGGTTGCTTTAGATGATGAGTCTTCATCTATTAAATAAGGCAACGTGAGTTCTGAGCAATCAACCGCTTTGTCTAGGAACTGTTGACGATTGGTTGATAGCTTGTTGTATCTTTCACGAGCTGTCATTACTGTAGTCCTGTACTTGTATTACCAGTATTTAGTGACCCAGATAATCCTGTAGCCGCTTGGTCTTTCTTAATTCTTAAGTCTCCTGTACTACCTTTCTTACCTTTCTTAGAACCTAGTCTAGACTTAGCTTGTCTAACTGCTGGGTTGACTGGTTTAGTCACAGCTTTAGGTAATGGTTCAGGCATGGCTGGTGGTGCCGGTGGTGTAGGTGCAGGGGGTAGTGGTGCTGGTGGTGCTGGTGATTTTGTACTACCAAATATACACATTAGATTTCGTCCTCCATAATGGATCTTATATATTCAATGACACTGGATTGACCAGCGCGGTACATAATTGTGTTTATGTCTTCCTTCGGATGGATAGGTTTCCAACCAAAATTTTCCTCAAGTGTATCTATCAGCTTGTCCAGCCTTTCGTTGTGAAGCTTAAGCGTATTGAGGGAGATTTCTGTTGTCATGTTCAAAAAATGCTGGCATTCTTCCAGCTCTAGTGTCAGATAATTGTGGTGCTTTACCTTCGTACATCAAACGATCACTCGCATCGAGCCAAAATTTTTTGCTCAAATATTTATCGCTTGCTTCGTACTGAAGGGGTTGCATTACCCAGTTAATTGTTGCTTTTCTCAGCTTGTCGAGTGAAGGACTAGGAGTTAATCCCATCTCTGCACACACCAAACTGTTAGTTGCTACGTGGACTTGCTCGTCCCGGGAGATATCTGCTGATACGGTCATCAATCCAGAGTCACCATTGAACCTAAACATAGGTAAGAGAACAAAAAAGATTGCTCTCTCAATAACTAATGCTTTGGTAATTGTGTGATCTGGGTGAGCCATCCATGCATCTCTCAGACGTATTGCTTCAGCTTCAGCTTGGTCATCTACGCCATGAGCATGGGTGATATATCCAAGAGCTAAGTCATGCTTGATCTCATCTTTTACATTCGACTCCAGAAGTTCTCTAGAGTTTTCAGGAATCTCAGAGAGAGCATCTGATATGAAGTCGCCAACTGGTAATTCCATGTGGCGTATTGCAAGAGCACGGTAGATGGTTTCTTCTGCTCCATCTTTAAATTTTCCTTTGGTTGTTTGGACCGGTGTCCAAGTTCTTTTTCTTGATAATAATTTTTCGTAGGGATTCATTGTGCACAGTCGCAATTAGTTTCTGTCCCTAATATCCCTGCTAGATAGGCATCGACTTCACCTTGATCTATAGCTGCGTAGGCATCCGATTTATCTTGGACATCCGACATGACTTGAAGAGAATAATAGAGACTTGTTTGTGGACTGTTAAGCCAGTCTGCTATAAATGCTTCATCGTAAGTCACCATATCACTCCAAGAGTTGAAGCTATAGCCATGAAGCAATCCAGTTTTGTCGAGTAATATCATGATGTTATCAGCTACTCTTTTGTAATCTTCCCAGCCTACTTCGCTGGCTATCTCTACGTTTCCGTAGTCATATCGTGTTACTCCAAACTCACCTGAGTCACGGTCAACAGTTCTACCTATTGGTGGTGCAATCTCAGGAGTTGAAGTATATCCTTCAAGGTCTTTGCTCCTATATGAGCATGATGCTGTAGGTGCTATAGCAAATGCTCTCACCATATTATTTTCTCTGGCTATGTCAGCAGCATCCTGAATTGCGAGTGATAATTCTCTCGCTGCATAGCCGGCTGGACTATATTCAAACGTTTGATTAGTATTTACTTTCTCTAGTTCGAGTCCAAATTGTCTATATGTAATGTCGTTTTGTCTGAGGAAGTTGGCAAGACCAAGCATTCCGAACCCGACTTGCCTATCGACATCCGAGGGAAGGTATTCTCCAGACCCTCCAATACCTGTTCTGCCATGAAGATCGCACAGCTCGGACATACCATCACGGAAAGTCTTGCGTAAGTCGCGGACTGAATTGGCACCGAGATTGGCATGCTGTAACAAGCACGTTCCTCGTGAGGGCAAGTACACCTCAAGACAGACGTTGCTGTAGATTCTGTTTCCTTCATTGTCATGTTTTATTTTGTTGAGCCAAATGTCCCCTCTTGCAATGCCTCTAAGTATTGCTTCCTTTGTTCTAGCGTCTGAATCAGCCCAGAGTTCGGGGGTGAGGTCCACACATCGCTTAACCCATGGGAGTTCTTGTCGGGAGACTTGCACGAACTCAAGAATATCGGCGTGATTAATATCAATATGAAGGACACACGCGCCATTTCTATATGTGCCCCCCCTCCTAAGTATTTCATTTAATGATGAGTAAAATTTTCCGAATGAGACTGGTCCTGATGCAACGAGAGTATCAGGTCCTTTATTAGTTGTTGTTCCTGCTGGTCTAAGTTTCGACAGGTGGACTGCGACTCCTGCTCCATATCTAAGAGCATGCGATACAAATCTCCAGCTTGCTTCGATTCCATTGGGTCCCTCCATTGAGTCTTCGACTACGAAGATCGTGCATGATACGGGTAGACGTGAGGTGGGGTTGTCCAACCACTGTTGGACTCTGCCTGTACGGGCAATTGTATTTGTCATTATGCTATGTCTATTCTTGTTGTGTTTTTATCTTTTCTTGCCACGTCTTTGTACTGTGGAAGTAACGCAGTCGGGTAGTAGTTTAGGTTAAGTACAAGTCTTGGTTTGTCTGTGGTATGAGTACATCCAGCATGTAGTAGACCTGTCTTGAAGACAACAGCTCTATTTCTTTTACATTCAACAGCACCAATCTGATTTAACATGGTTGGTCCATCTGAATCTGTTATGTAATAAATAGCTGTCATCATATTCTCTTCAGCTAGAGAATAAGTGAAGTCAGTATGCCAGCAGTCTGGTTTAATAACTGTGGTTGGCAGACTTAAATTGAATTGCATTCTTGCAACACAATGAATAGCTAACTGATCGTAGAAGTTGTAGATGTACGGCCAATACTCTGTCTCTACTTCTGGGTCAATATGTTTTCTATCTATACTTACAACTGGTGCACGTTTAGCTATGTGTACGAAGTAATGATCTTTATCCTTAGCATGTACCTTTCCATCTGAGTAACACCAAGGGAACCCGTTATGTAAAAGGATTTCTTCTAACTTATCGCAGTGTTCCTCTGGTAAGAGGTTGTCCATTACTAGGACTCCCTCTTCAGATAGTTTTTGAAAGTCTGTTCTACATGGTGGGACTATTGTTTCTCGAGTTGGAAACCTTTCCATCGCTAGGTCTGCTTCTTTCTCTCGCGTTGATTTCATTTTCTAAATAGTGGATGGCTTTTTTTAAATCTTCTATATCGTTATCTTTATATCCTGCTCTACATACATATTTGATTACATTTCCTAGATGGAAGTTCAATCCTTGTTGTCGAATAAAATCCCAAGTATCAACTGGTCCTCTTCTGTAGTAGTCGGGTCCGTAGGTGGTGGAGTCGGCCATTTATTTAATAGTGTTTGTATACAATTTCCTAAAACAAATGCTTGCTTTTGTAATGCAAGGAGGACAATAATAATGTCCTCTTTTTTTGCTTCAGGTTTATTTAATAGAAGCTCCATCTGTCTGAGCTTCAGCTTCTGTTCCAGAGTTAACTCTATACTCGGCTTCGGGGGTCCAGAGTATTGGTTCTTTTTTTTCGTAGTCATAGTCGGTAGTCGTAAGTATTCGTGCGAGTCTTGCATTAGTTAATGCGTCTTCCTCAGTCATATCCTTTTCTTCAAAGGTCTCAACGACTGCTTTCCATGTGTATCCTTTCTCTTCAAATATCTTTTGAGCTTTCTTGATACCTATCCCCGGGACACCGGCGTAACCGTCAGTATTATCTCCGGCTAATGTCTGTATAAGATGCCATCTAGCACCCTCTTCTGGTGTGATGTAAACCTTTTCTTTAAAGTCATATAAATCTCCGGGGATCTGTCGCATATCCTTATCAGGAGAGACAATAATGTTCCCGGGATACTTTGTTGCATACATACCCATGGTATCGTCTGCTTCTAAAGTATCTTTGATAATAACTTTATAATTTTGCTTTAATTCCTCTATGACGCGTTTAAATCCACAGGGCTTTTTCCTCTGTCGATGACCTTTATATTCCGGCAAAATTTTTTTCCTAAAATTATTAGGGCTTGTAAAAAAGAGAAGAATTTCAGAAAAATTACCAAATTCTTGTTTAATTTTATCTAAATCTCTTTTTACACATCTCATAGCGTCAGAAAAATTTGAAGTAACAACTATAACGTCATCACCAAAATCTAGTTCCGTCTCTGCACTAGCACAGCATTTATATACTATGTAATCACAGTCAATTAGTAACTTCATTCCCAAAAAGTCTCCAAACCGATTGGAACTTTCTTTGAATGCCATCTAACTTGTTCAGTTACTGGGTTTACACAAATCATGTAAACATCTTCTGGAAGTTTGCTTAATGTAGGGTTTGAATAATAAGAATCTTTATATCTGTTAGTGTCTGCTTTAACATCACACTTATAAGAGTTTCCATTTACATGTAGTACTAAATCATAAGGTCCTACTTTGTACGCATTCCTAGTTACTTCGCAATCTTTTCTACTGGCTTTGTATAGGACTAAATATTCCCATGCATCACCATTTCTATCTTGTTTTGTCATAAATTAATGTACTTCTGCCCATGAATTTCCATGCTTTGCATCTGCTGAAATAGGGCATCTTAAGTTGTAATATTCTCCAGCTAAAATTGCTGATGTTTGTAGTCCGTACCTCGTAGCAATAATGCTCTTAGGTTCACATTCAAATTGCAGTTCGTCATGAACGAAAGCTAATTGATGAGTGTGTATTTCGTTTTTAGTAAATAAATCGTTAGCAATAACCATCCAACGCTTCGCGACAACTCCTGCCGAACATTGAAGGAGGTAGTTCAGGGCTTTGTGTGGGCTATCTACTAGGACTCTCCGTCCATCAATAGCTTTAAGCCAACCTGTTTTACCCTTCTCTTTAACTGCGTCTAGTAACTCAGCTAATCCATCAATTGCAGCAACGTAAGCTGTTCTAATTTCCTTGCCTTTTTTCTTAGCTTGCTGCTCATTTAAGGTGTTGTCATAGGACAAACCTAGCTTGAGATTTCCAGCTCCATAAAGAAAGGCATATGATACTGTCTTGACTTGTCGCCTAGAAATGCCGATCTTATCAGCATTAACTTGGTGAATATCATCGTTGAGTAGTATGTCTGCATATCTACCGCCGTCATACCTAGCTAAGTAATGAGCTAATATCCTTAACTCAATTCCTGCTAAATCAGCCCCAACCATTACTAATCCCGGGGAGGCTGTAAATAATGCTCGAAACTCTAGTCCAGCAGGGACTTGTGCGAGATTCGGATTACGATGACTAGCTCTAAATGTATTTGTATTTACTGAGCAATGATGATGAATCCTTTTATTGGCAGTAACAAGCTTGAGCCATGCGTTCACGCCTTCGGATATCATCCCAAGCGATTTTTTTATCGTCAAACATTTCGCACATTGAAGCGAGAAGGGAATATTTATCTCCGTCAATGTAATCTCGTCTATAATTGGTTTCCCAGTCGTAGTGGTCTTGGTCAGTTTGACATTCAAACGATTCGTAAGAATCCATGCTATGTGATCTCGTGATGTAGGGTTAAATTCTTTTAGTCTTTGGAACTCTGATCCCTCTCGATATCCTTGAGGTGCGTTATCTCGTTTAGGAGTGAACAACGCTCCTCCAACGAAAGGGAATTCTTGCCGAAGTATTTTAAGAGTTCCTTCCATCTCTCTTCGGAGAGATGATTCAAGTTCGACAGCTTTTTGTTCATTAAATGTCCATCCATGTATTTCTTGTTCTGTTAGTATTTCTGAGACTCGATGTTCTAATTGACACGAGTCATCAAGGGGCGGAAGTGCTCGCATAATTTTGTTGTAACGTGTACGTCTTGTACACAATAATCTTGCATTTCTTGTGACCATTCTTGCCAGTCACTTGTTTTTCCAAACTCTCCTTTATATTCGCCTAAGCGGTATCCATAACTTTCTAAACTGTGTCGTCCATATAGCTGTAATGGCATCCTCGGCCACTGTCTTTTCTTATCTACCTCTATCATGTTTGGATGATATAAGCGAGATAAGATAAGAGTGTCAATAACAGTAGCATTAGTAGTAAACCAAGAATAAATTTTCCGAAGAACAGGTAAGTCGTAGCCAATAATATTATGACCAACAAGAACATCAGCATTGGAGAGCCAATGTAAACCTTCTGTGATCGGGTAGCAGTCACCACCTTGATTATTAAATACGGTGGTTTCTTCTTTCGTATTGTCATATATGGAGATGCAATGTATCTCAGAAACGTCATGATACAGTCCGTTAGTTTCAATATCAAAGACGAGCATTTGTTTTTCCGACATATGTTTTGTCCTTAAACTTCGCTTTCTTCTTTGCTTGTTTTGTAGGTGGTTTAGGTTTTTCCAGCTCAGAAGTCTGTGCTGGGATTGAAAATTGTGTTTTCAGCTTCATTAAATTTACAGGTGGTTTTATCGTATTTCAGTGATGCAGCTACGCCTGTCTCTCCTGAGTATCTATTTTTTAAAACTCTTAAAGTCGAGACATCATCTGGGTTTTGCTGGTCGCGTTCCAAGGCGAGTACGGTGTCACTTAGTTGGCTAATTGAAGCGGATCCGCGCAACATACCAATTGAAACTTTGTGTCCATCTTCTATTGCCTTATCGCCTTGCGCTCTTCTTAAATGAGAAACTAAAAATAATTTAATTCCTGTACGTTCAACCAGACTTCTTAAATCAGTCATGGTTTTGTCTATAGTTCTTCTCTCATCCATACTTCCATCTAGTCCGGATAATAATATGGATAAATGATCGAGAAAAATTACTTTAATATCTAAGCCCAGAGCCATGTATTCGATACGACTGTAGATAGTATCCGCAGATAAACTACCAAAATGGTCGTATAAATAAAGGTTCCAATTATTGATAGTGGAATCATATGCGTCTTTTAATGTGGTGTATTCATGTTCACCAAGATGTAGGGCTTTTCCCACAGCTACAGACATAAGTCCTAATGCTGTTCGCCTGTTAGATTCTTCTAATGCGATATAGCCAACCTTGACTCCCTCTTCTAATAGTTGAGTAGCCAGTTGACGACAGAAGGTACTCTTACCTTGTCCTGTCCCTGCGGTTATTGTGGTCAGTTCTCCATAGCGGATGCCATGTGTCTTCTCTTGTAGTCCTTCCCATTTGTACTTGTGATCACATGGGGGACTTGGTGTAGTGACGGATTCTAATAAAGATTTACCATCAACTATCCCATCGGGTTGATACGGTTTAGCATCCCAGATAGCCCGTCTAATAGCTTCAGTATCGTTCGCTTGTAACGCATCTGACGCATCTTTGTATTGCTCCAAGCGAGCAATCGTGACTTTCCCAAAAGGTAGGATTGACGCTGCATCTTCAACAGCTTTTCTTCCTGCGTCATCATTGTCGAAGAAGAGGCATATCTCCTCATATCCTTGTAGTAAAGGTATTTGTTTTTGAAGGTCCTTTTTAGCTGACGCTGCGCCATGTGGTAGCGAAACCATCGGCCAGTTCGGAAATGCTTCATAGCAGCTCGCAGCATCTAATTCGCCCTCAGTAATAACAATACGCTTGCCAGTACTAGGGAATAGGTGCTGACCAAATAAGGTGTTAGTGGAAATTCCTTCATACTTAAACTCTTTTAATTTGTTTTTAGTTTTGAACCCTTGAATTTGTCCAGAACTGTCGAAATAAGGGAAGCGTAAGTGTGCATCGTCTCTGTAGATTTTGTACTTTTCGCATGTTTGTTCGCTAATTCCTCGTTTTTGCAGCCTTTGGGCTGATCCTTTGAATTGAACATTTGATTGCATTTGATGAGTGTGTTGTTTATCGCCTGCCGTATATGTCTGGCAAGCAAAGCAGTAGCTGTGTCCATCTGTATAAACGCTATTAGCGTCAGATGAGCCGCAGTTACTACATGGTTCGTGTCTTATAAATTCTGATTCGTTATCCATTCGTAATTTAAGCTTGAATCACCAGATACCATATGAGTCGTAGGCACTAAGTTAAAAGCCAATGACTGTCTAGTAATATCTGATCTGTGAGCGTGACTATAATGAGGTATAAAAGCAGGGAAAAATACTGCTTGACCTGTCTTTGGTGGTATAGCTATATCACTATGAGCTTGACAATGATCATCTGATTGATGATGGAAACTAAATAAAGGTGGTAAAGGATTTTCAAACATTAGAGGACAACTATTGTCGTCATATTCTCCGTAATATAAAACCCCTGACCATTGGCAATTTCTATGGTTATGTATATGCACTGAATCACCTTTCTCTATCCTTGTCATCCAAGAAGTTGTTATCTTATTTTTACAATCAACTCCATATAAATTTTCAAAAAATCTATCAAATTTAAATTCAAGTAATTTTTTTAACTCAATATGTGATTCGAGTATTCTATATTGCCCAGCATGGAAAGTTCCATGACCTTCTTGTGCAGCATTATGGGCATATCTAATATCTTGTCTTAATGCAGTGAAGTCGAAATCGACCTCACATACATGGAAGAATATACTAAAAGCTTGAAATGTATTCATGTCAACCAATCAATTGGAATGGCGTGGTATGCACACCATTTAATTCCGTAGCGTTTGCACCATTGCGCGTAGGTAGTCTTTGATTTCTTAGAAATAGTATTGTATGGATTTTGAAAAACCATACGTAAATCTATTTCTGGATTCTCTTTTATCACCTGACGAACCTTGCGGCGATCCTCACTACGCCAATAGCCCTTAGTTTCAAGGACTATACCGTTAGGAAGGATAAAGTCAGGTGTATATAAATGTTTAATAGTATATGCAAAACTTACGCTCTCATATTCATAATCAACACCTAGTTCGCATAAGAGATCAGAGACTTTCTCCTCTAATCCTGATTTGAACATTAGAAATCGTCATCCTCTACTGAGCTTGGAGTTGTATCTACTATGACGTTTGGTTCATCAGCCTTAAAGCCAGATGTCTTACCAAACAACTCAGCTACTCCATCCTCATCAAGGTCTCCACTATCAATGCCGGCTCCACTCTGGATAGAAACGATCTGCACTCCGGACAATTTCAATGATGTGCCATATGTCACGCCATCTCTCAGAATGTAGGGTTTTTGGTGAAAGCCGAGCTTAACTTTGGAACCTTCATAAACTGGTGTGTCTACGTTAGTTATTGGTGTGCCTTCTGTATCGACTACTGGAGGTCTCTTCTCTTCAGCCCATGAGAATTTAATAACAAATTTCCCTTCAGAAACTTCCTCCCATGGCTCAGGTCTAAGGGTAGATCTCTTTGGATTCTTTAGCTTTGACTCTGCCCATTTAAGACAGTCAGCTCTCTCAGTCTCAAGCTTGTCAACTATCTCCTTACCGACTACGGCTTTCAAGGAGTAGCCAAACTTACTTGGCTTTAGTATCGCCTGATAACCCTCAAGGGTTACAGGTTTTTCGGTGATGTGTATGTTCTTCATTAACAGAAAAAATATGGTGAATCAATTACTTGGGATATAAAATCCATATCTCCAATAATCGGCGGTTCAGTTTCTGCTCCAATTGCTTGGGCAAATTCTTTTAGGAAGTCATGTCCTGCGAACAGGTGCATGTATGTATCTCTAACTAGGTGGGATAAATGTGTCATATCTGTCGCTCTACATAGAACGGAATCATGTATCAAACTAATTGGTGCATGAAATTGTGTAGCAGATAGATGTAGCAGACTTGCATCTAGTGAATGGATTAGATTTGGAGCGGTTGCGTTTCGGTGGTGTCGTATATCAACGCCTAATTCGCCATCAGCTATTTTGATTCGTGTACGACCAAGCAGTTGTAGTTCGATTACCTTGGTGTCCATCTTCATTAATCGCTGAGTGACTCGAAAGCCGGATGGTGTTACCCATACGAATTGTTCTGCACCATTTTTAATAGCGTTACCTATCTCTTTTTCTATCCATCTCATAACCTTCATCGGTCCCGGGACAACCTCTTCCATGGCATCCCTGACCGCTTTAACTATTTGTGTTAGCTCTTCGTTTTCAATCTCAACATCTATATCATCAAAAGCATCACGTATATATTGCCTGTTACTAAAAGGTTTTGCATTATAAGGTATTGTCATAACGCACCTTTTGGTCTTCTTCCTATCCCAATAGGATCGGAGTCTTTCAGGTATATCCTTTACACTTGTTTCTGCAATTAATTTATAAGCATCTTGAGGTGTCTTACTTGGTAGGACATTTACCATCTGAGCTGTTGACTTGTCTCGAGCGAGACCAGCGAGCACCTGTAATCCTGAGCACGTTGCATCTGTGGCGACAGGTAGTCGTGTAATTGTCCTTGATCCTTGAATAACTACTGCGTAGTATTCCTCGCAAGCTGCAAGAAATTGCCAAGGTTCGTCAACTGTTTCCCAGTCTCCAATGTTGTTGATTGGATCTGTAGCTACTCGCTTAATGAG